GTCCACGAAGGATTGAGTCCGTTCATTTCTAAGATGTCATCACGTATGTTTTGATTTTTCTTTTCTAAATTCAAGATACGAGTAAAGCTATTAGTGATAGCGGCAGTATAATACGCAAAAGGGTTCTGCGATTTTGATTCGTCGAACTGGAGTCCAATTTGACTGAGTTGTAGCAAGGCTTGTCCGCGCATTTCTTCATTGTATGTGTATCCTCTCCAATTTGATCTTGTGGCATAACGCTCACATAATTTCATAAACATAGTGGCCAACTTGCGAGTCATTTCGCCGTGATCTCTACTAAACTCACCATGCTCTAAATCGCCCCGCCAGTGGCTTTTGCCCACAAGATAGGGCTCTTTGTTGGCATCTATGCGATAGTGATAAAACGGAGGAAAGTTCAATCTAACGTGTTTGGGGTCTAGCACAGGCACTTCCACAAGTTCTGCTAAGGGATCTTCGTCTTCCATTTCTAATTCAAAAATATCCTGAAGTTTTTGTTTTTTGGCTTCGGCCTTGGTAATCTTTTTAGGTGCCATGGGAATATGTTCCCAACAGGTTATTCTAAACACAAGATCAGTGTTGGCAATTTTTTTGGGATCTACAATAATACCTTCACGTTTTAATCTGTCGGCTCGATTGCGTCTGGCCTCTGCCACAGTTTTTTGATTGATTTTGTTCACTGCTGGCAAAATAATATCGTACTGGTGATCCAACTTGGGGTCACGGAATGAGCAATATGTATTTTTACTTGAATGTATTTCTTTAAGAATATCTCTATTGTTGAGATAGTTTACTTTGGCCGGGGTTCTAGCGATAGTTTCTGCCACTGGTTGTTCTCCTGAATGTATATTTATTGTAGCACAAAAACCACAGTTGTCAACCACAATCATTATCGTAGCCGATTATTTTATTGGTAAATATACACATGGCCACAACACCTATAGCAACCGACGCACAAGTACAAGCAATTGTTCAGTACAATGAGAATATTCAGACTGATGAGCAAACCATTGCTGAAAATACCGCCGCCCTTGCTACCTACCAAGAAGAAATAAATTCAGCACAGGCCACAATTGAAACTGATCAAGCCAATTTGGCCAATCCTGACACAGATCCTGCAGCCGCTCAGGACATTCAAAACAACATCGACGAAGCACAGACCACAATAGATACCAATCAAGCTAACATTGCCATTGCCAATCAAAATATAGCTGGCGCTCAGGCTGATTTAGCTCAACAACAACAAGGACTAGCCGATACTGAAGCACAGGCCACTGGCACTTCCTCTCCTGGCGCAGTGCCAAATCAAAATGCTAATCCTAGTGCATATGACGCCAATGGAAACTTAAACCCAGGATATGTATTAGATTTACAAGGCAACCCTGTTTATGTAGGCAATAATTACATACAAGGCCCTCCTGTTAATGCCAGCTCAACTACTACTAGTGCAACTAATGCTGCCGGACTAACTCCTGCACAACGAGCAGCAATTGCCGGCGGATTAACAACTCAGATTATAAACGGAGTAGCTCGACAAGTAGGTATTCCTACCAATGTAGTCAATGCATTTACTTCCGGAAATCCCGCAACACTAACCCAGCTTGCAAATCAAACAATAAATCAAGCAGCAAGTCAATATTTGACTCCAGATCAAGCGGCAGCTATACAACAACAGGCTACACTGGCACTGGCTCAACAACAACAGACCATAAACAGTCAGCAAAGAGCAGTTAACACTGGTGACTGGCGAGTTAAATTGAGCCTGGCACCCAGTGCTGATTATTTGTACAATGCCAGTATTCCAGGAATACTGGCGCCATTGGCCAGTCAAGGTGGCACTGGCGGCGTTATATTTCCTTACATGCCCAGCATAGAAACTTCTTATCGAGCTACCTACAGCAATTATGATCTAACACATTCAAACTATCGTGGATATTTTTATCAAAACAGCTATGTGGATCAAGTGGGCATGCGAGCACAATTTACTGCTCAAAATACCAGCGAAGCAAATTATCTTTTGGCAGTGATACATTTTTTCCGATCAGTTACAAAAATGTTTTACGGAGCCAACGATAATCTAAGAGGATCGCCTCCGCCCTTGGTGTTTCTTACTGGACTTGGATCTTATCAGTTTGCACAACATCCTTGTGTAGTAACCAGTTTTAACTATACGTTGCCAGCCGATGTCGATTATATTCGTGCACTAAGCAACAGCAATCTTGGCACCAATCAACAAAATCAGCAGGTTCGACAAAGCACAGTGCCAACAAATGGATCTACCAGTAACTATAGATTGGCCAGCAATGGATTACCTCCTGGTGCCATGGCAACTGCAAACCCTGCGCCAAACACTGCAGATTTACTAAATTCGCCTACTTATGTGCCAACCAAAATGGAAATATCAATAAGTTTATTGCCTGTACAAAGTCGTCAGCAAGTGAGTCAAAACTTTAACCTGCGAGATTTTGCCAGCGGATCACTGTTGAACGGAGGTTTCTGGTAATGGCTGCCTACGATTCAACCAGTCCGTATTATCTTACCGGGTATAGTCAATTCTTCTTGGACACCATGGTCAATAGGCCTATCCCCAAACAACCGGATGACATCCTGTTTCGACTCAACTTGACTTATCAGTATAGACCGGACTTGTTGGCATTTGATTTGTATAATGATTCAAAATTGTGGTGGGTATTCTATCAACGTAATCCCAATACCTTGATGGCTCCTCCATTGGATTTTGCCGCAGGTGTTGCCATATACTTGCCAAAACTTGCCACACTAAAATCAGCACTGGGATTCTAATATGGCACAAAATCTTGCTTACCTGTATAGCGAGCGTGGACAGATAACCGCAGAGATAGCTACCTACAATGTACAACTAAACTATGCCAAGGCTGCTGCGTCAGCATCTATTGTAGCAGGCATTCAAGCAAGAATAAACTCCGCCCAGGAGTTACTCGCAGTAGTGAATGAACAAATACAAATTGCCGAATTGGCTCAAACCGTAGGAACCGCCAGTTCCGGAGACATAGCAGCCAATCAACAAGCAGCCAAAGATGATGGCGCCCTTGATCAAGACCCTGCCCAGCCAGCCACAGTACTGACCTTAGATGGCAGAATTGTTCCGGCTGGCTCTCCGGCTGGCTCTCCGACTGCTCCTTCAGGAGCATCAAACACCACAGTGGTCAACGGTCAAACCATACCAGCAACTGAAGAAGCAGGCACAGATGCACCCTTAAAAACCATAACACAAACACAGGCCACACCACCTTATGATCCCAATCAAAATGCCAGTGGTGCATCGGGCAGCGGCACATTCACTAATGTTGGCACTCTTGGAATATTGAGTCAAAACGGCAGTCAGTCTGGTCCCAACAGTACTCCAGGTCAAGCGTATCCTTCTGGACAATTACCTGGTGCAGGGTCTGGTACAGGAGTCAACAATCTGGCCCGGCAAAGCGATGATAATCCTCCGCCGTCAAACAGTCCTACCACTCAACAAGTTTTGACACAAACTTTCAATGGTATAATACGCACACAGTCAAATCAACTGGATCAATATGCCAGCTATACCTATGCACTTTCGTGGTACTTGCTGACACCTCAGCAGTACACTGATTTTCAAGCTGGAGTAAAGAATTCATCACGGTGGTCGTTGTTGATGCAAAGTGGCGGTGCAGCTCCCAGCCAAACAGCTGGTCAAGATCTCTATGCAGACAATGCCGCAGCATCAGCTGCAACTGCTTTTGTCGGTGGCCGTAGTCAATTTTTTCCCTATGATTACTACATGGATGATTTAGAAATCACTACTCTTATTCCATTGGGTGGTACAGGATTATGCCACAGTGCCACAGACATAAAATTCAAAGTGGTTGAACCCAATGGTATTAGTTTAATAAACAATTTGTATCAGGCCGTGAATACATTGTATAAACAACCGCAACCAAGTACCAGTGGTCCTACTAACAATACCAATGCCACTACATCTATTCAAAATCCCAATTACCCAATGGCGCATTACTGCATGGTCATACATTTCTACGGGTATGATCAACAGGGCAATTTAGTTGCACCTGCAGTTGGTTCCTATAGNCCNAANGGNGTACCTGCTAAAAATGATCCCAAAGCAGTGATAGAAAAATACTATCCATTTGTGATAGCAAATTTAAAATATCGCATGGCCAACAAACAGATTGAATACGAAGTAACAGGCAAACCTCAAGCTCACTTTTACAACATTGGCACTGATAGAGGCAGTATTCCATTTAATTTTAACATTGCAGGCAGTACAGTAGGACAGATGTTGGTGGGAACTCCGGTTACCACCCAAACCAATACCGCTGATCCTGGCGCAAGAGTATCTCAACCAAACCCCACAACACTAACAGGAACTTCGCCAGCCACTGCTTCGGTTAATAACGCATTAAAAGATCTAACATTGGCAGTGACCAATGGTGTTGACACCACTACAGGAATTAATTTTAATTTTTAACCTATGGCCACTATACCAAATAATAATACTTTTGTTAACAATGGCGGCGGAGCTGCGTTTGGTAACCCTAATATAACTCGTCAAGGTATTGTATCGGGCGCAAATGGAGTAGCCGGTGGAGGACGTGGATTTGTAAATCCAGCACTTGCAGCCTCGGCTGACCCGTCTACGCCACCGCCCAAGGCTCCTGCAGCACAGATAAAAACCAATGGAGTAACTGCAAGTTTAGTAAATGCTCTAAATCAACATCAACAAGATTTAGTAAAAGCTACAAAACAAGAATTAGCAGATGAGTATGTTATTGAATTTGCACCTCCTGATTTGGCGGCCAGCCAGATGAAAAAACAAGGGCAAACAAATGCGCAAACAGCCCCGATGCAAAACAATAATACCGCGGCCAGTGTGCTAAATCCAACAACCAATTCCATAGACTACAACACACAAGGCTGGCAAGTCACTGCTGGAACACAAGTGGTTCAGTTGATTGATCAAGTTATGCGTAGCAGCACTTATATAACTAGCCAACAATCTGTAATTGTTGACGAAAATGGTCAGTGCAAACCCAATCCATCATCAACCAACAGTACCGCTTGGTACAAAATATCAGTGTCGGCAACACCACTGGGATATGATCATGTCAGGCATGACTATGCGTATCGTATGAGATATGTGATAAGTCCCTATGCAATTAATCAATCAGCCAGTCAATATTTTCCAGACAGTCGATATCGCGGCAGCCATAAAAGCTATAACTATTGGTTTACCGGACTGAACACACAGATACTGAACTTTGAACAAGAATACAACAATCTTTATAGATTGGTCATCAGCGGTATTGGCCAAGCCAATTTCAGCAACAAGCAACTGGTTGATCACAGAGATCAATTCCGTAGAACCTATATGCCAACCAGTGCGCAACACACTCAAGGTGGTAATCCTGACTATATGAATGAAGCAGGCGACAATCTCATGGATTTTTTATGCAGCCCCACTGATCAAGCCAAATGCCATTTAAAAATTGTGGGTGATCCTGCCTGGATGCAACAGGGCGAAGCAGGCCCAGGAATTGGCTCTGCCAGTAATTTTAGTTTTCAACCTTTCAATGCCGACGGCGGCATAAATTATGATAGCCAACAAATTGTTTTTGACATCAGCTGGAACCGTCCCACTGATTACAATCTTGACACTGGCACCATGGACATCCAAAAAAATCAGTATGGCGAACCCATTGAAAATATCACATACACAGCAGTCAAATGTAAAAATACATTTAGCAAAGGAAGATTTGAACAAGAACTTGAAGGTCGTGCATTGATCGAATACAACAAAACCAACACAACTGCGGCAGCTACCGACGGTCGCCCCCAAACAGGTGGCGCAGACTCTGCTACTAACATTGCATCAACTGCAATTGTTGGCAACACAGTGATCAATAATTTAAGTTTAAACAACTTGAGTAGACAGGTAAATTCTTTGACCACAGATGCCAGTACCTGGGTTACCAGTTTACAAAAGTTTCAGAACTCTAACCCTGCTCCAAATTCAACCAGTCAAACACCGCCCAGTAATCCAGGTACTCAACCCGCAGCTCCTCCAGAATCACCCACTAGTAACGGGGGAATTGAAAGTACCAATGGCAACACACCACAAGATCAAACTGATGGACAAAACACATCAGACACATCACAACCAATAGCACAGGACGACGCATAATGGCCGGAGAAAATCTACCACGAAGTACAGGCAGGGCAAGTAATTTTAAATTTGACCGTGGCGGCATGCCCACGGAAAACGGCCCTTATATAGGAGTAGTCAAAAACAACATTGACCCAACACGGCAAGGACGATTGCAAGTTTACATTGAACAGTTTGCTTCGGGCACTCCTGACAATCCAAACTCATGGCGAACAGTCAGCTATTGTCCACCTTTTTACGGAGTAACTCCGCAATCTGGAACCAGTACAGGCACAGGTGGTTACGCTCCAGGTAATCAACAAAGCTATGGCATGTGGTTTACTCCGCCAGATATTGGTGTGAGTGTGTTGTGTATATTTGTCGAAGGCGATCCTACCAAAGGATATTATATAGGATGTATTCCAGAACCTGGACTTAATCATATGATTCCTGCTATTGGATCTGCACCCAAAGCACAAGCTACAACACAGAATTCTACGCAGGCCAGTTACTTCAATGGCAGTGCTACNCTGCCAGTTACAGAAATTAATCCTGCCAACACACAGATTGCAGACGATCCTCANGTTTTTAATCAACCNAAACCTGTGCATAGCTATGTGGCTGCAGCTATGTTCCAACAGGGCTTGATCAATGATCCCATACGTGGTCCTATTGCCAGCAGTAGTCAGCGAGAAAGCCCCAGCAACTGTTATGGAATGTCAACACCGGGTCGTGCAATCTATCAAGGCGGTGTTGATGATGCAGCGGCTGATCAGGGTGTGGCTAAACTAACTCCACAAGACGTCAATGTGATTGGACGGCGTGGCGGCCATACTTTTGTCATGGACGATGGTGATGTAGACGGCAACAATAATCTTGTGCGTATCCGCACATCAAAAGGCCATCAAATTACCATGAGTGATGACGGCAATGCTTTTTATATCTGTCATGCCAACGGCCAGACCTGGGTTGAACTGGGGCAGGAAGGCACCCTGGATGTGTTTTCGACCAACAGTATAAATCTACGCACACAGGGCACATTAAATTTTCATGCTGATCAAGACATAAACATGTACGCTGGTGGATCAATGAACATCAAAGGCAAAGGCTATACCACAGTACAAAGTGAAGGCAAGTTGGATCTTGCCAGTAAAGGCAGTGTAACGTTATTTGCTACCAAAGCCATGGGCATCAAAGCAGGAACCAGTCTGGCACTAAGCAGTACGTTAGGCAGTTGGGGCGCAGGTGCTACACTGAGTTTGAGTGGTGGTATCATGTTCCTCAACGGTGGTCCTACGCTACCAGTTGATGCTCCCACAGGCTTGACCAATTACATACAACCAGATGTACAGTTCAATGCCACAACAGGATGGACCGTGAATCCTTCAGGATTGTCAAGTGCAGTTACTCGAGCACCCACACACGAACCTTATCCTTATCATAACCAAGGTGTGCAGGCCAGTGTAAATTTAGGAACTGCACAACCAACTTCTCCCCCGGGTGCTCCTGCTATGCCAGCCAATGTGACTATCTCTGCTGTCAATGCTGTATCTTCGGCTGCCACCAATGCCATTGATAATTTCAACACAGATTCTGGGATAAATTTTCCATAATGGCCATATTCAATTACACATTAGCTTCGGGAGATCGTTTTACTCTAAGAGCTCCCACTGGTACCACACAAGGGCAAGCTGATGCTGTATTTTATTCACAGGTGGCTGCTGGCAGTTTAGTAGGGTATTTGCCAGGGCAAACTCTCAGCGGTGGACTAGCACAAATAACAAAATTTCAATTAAGTCGATTGGATCGCGGTACTGCTGGTGTAGATGATATTGCGTTATTATCGGTAGTAGCAGGACTTCCAGTAATATCTGCTGCGCTGCCATCGTCAATCAATACTGCGCTAACAAATCCTGTGAATGTGGGAAATGTTGTTGGCATTGTGTCGGACGGGTCTGGTTACAACAATGGTAGCAATCTCAATGCTCCTGAGATTGGCCCACTGAGCTCTGCGCAAGTTCAGGCCGTACAAGCACAGATTATAAATTTTGTCAATCAGCCAGCAAACACAATAACAGTGCCGGGTGTTGCTGGAAATATTGTCACTGCCAGCAATACTGTCAGTACATCTGGGTATGGAATAGTACTCAATATCAATGGAACAGCCCTGACAATTAGTCCAGGTACACGTGGTACTAACTCAGCAGTGGATACATTGACTTTTTATGAAACCATTGGATCAAACCCGTACACCACTGCCCAGGTGTCGCCTGGAGGTATAAACGGAACTGCAACCATAACATTAACCGATACATTGAGTTTTTACAGTGGGTCATCATTGGTAACAACTGCAACAGTAACATCGGGTGGGATCACTGGAAACACAGCAGTAATAACCGCAACAAATTCAGCTATTGTGGTAGGTCAAACTGTCAGTGACAGTTTGATGTTGATTCTACCTGGGACAACTGTGGCATCAGTCACTGGCACAACATTAACTTTTAGCAGGTCTTCCTTGACAAATAGAAATATTCAAGTAGGACAATACGTCACTGACAGTTTGGGATTGATCCCTCCATTTACCAATACTGCCAATGCAGTTAGCAGTAGTGCCGGCGCTGGAGTTGGGCAATACGGACTTACTGCGCAACAATTGGAACAAGCAGGATATCTCAAACCTGGAACCAGTGAATTTATAACTGATGGCAATGAAAGTATCACTGGACCAACTTCTTTTTCTGTCAGTTCACCGGTGCAATACTATACAGTAACTGGCATACCAGGCACTACATTTACCTGGCAATCCATTGGCGGGTGGTACAAAGCACCAACCGATCCCACCTGGTGTGCATTCATGGACCAGTATGCAGTATGGACCGGCGATCCTCAAGCAATTACTACTAATTTTTATTCATTTAATTTAACTTTTCCTGTCACCGGTAATTATATATTGAATTTGAGCACAGATAATTATGGCAGCGTCAATATCAACGGAGTTGGAACATTTGACTGGGGCGATTTTCATACTGTAGGATCAATTACACAGTTGATTACTGCAGGAACTTATCTAGTGATTCTAACCATCACTAACAGTGGCGGCCCTGCTGGTATTGCAGCGCAAATATTAAAACCTGATTCAACTGAATTGTGGAACACATTGTCAATAATAAGTGATAGCCCAAACCCTAATGGATTTACACGTGGCGGCCCTTATACGTTTAACGACATTGGCACTTTTGATCCTATCCCGGCCTCATATGACATGGCTGGCACTTATCAATACACTGGTATTTTTAGCACAGGGCACACGTTTCCTTGGACCAATACTATTTTGTTCAACGGGCCTGTTGGTGCCAACTACACAATTAGAACTCCTGGAAACTTTGTACAAGTATTAAGTTCGCCCGGAATATGGACTGGCAAAGATGGTATAAACTCATTGAATAGTCTGTTAACGAGTCCACTGATACAAAATATTGCTCAAACAACACTGATGCAAAATGCCTACAATCAACTCACTGCCACAGGAGTTATAACGCCACCTGTATCACGCCCATCAATTAGTCAAGGACAAATATATACTCAAAGTGGCCTCCAACAAGTATCAGCAATAAGTTTAGCAGTTAACTCTGCACTGAGTGTACCAGGCCCAGTGCAGTCTGCACTATCAAACTTTCCAGCAGTGGCACTAACATCAGCTGCAGTCGCAATAACAAGTTCACTAGTCAATGGTGCAGTCAATAACATAAACAGTGGGGCAGACTCCACGGTGTCTGACAATACTACAAGGCAAGTCAACAGTATAGTAACAGGAACCACTGCATCATTGATATCTACTGCCAGTAAATTTGGTACAATAGCGGTAGACAGTTATGTCACTTCAAAATTAGGAAACAATGTTGCATCGCAGGTGGTCAACAATTATATCAATAAAGGTATAAATCAAGTTACCAACGCTGTGACTAACAGTGTTAATGCCACAGTGACAAATCTTTTAAATGGCAATGCCACTATTAACACTAATGCAATTGATTCATTGGCCAAGTCCTCAGGCTTTGCAAGTATAGCATCAGATCCTGGAGTCGCAATTGACAATTTAACTACCAATATTACCGATACCATCAGCGGTGCAGCTGACAAAGTCACAAACTTTGTGGAAAATGCAGGATCTAATCTCAGTGATGCAATTACTAATTTTGATCCTACTAGTCTAGCAACAAGTCCAGCAGTACTTGGAATTGCAGAAAAAGCCTTGGGTATCAGTGGAAACGATGCAAAAAATATTAACACTGCTGTAAAACTAATAGGTGCGTTTGCTACTGGTGGCCCAATTGGAGTTGGACTAAGCCTACTAGGCGGATCTGGCATTACTAGTTCACTTACTGGATTGTTGGGCGGTGGCGGAGCATTGAGTTCGTTGACGTCATTGGGCAGCATACCAGGATTGGGCAGTGTTGTTGGAGCATTTATGGGTGGTGGGGGACTGGCTGGGCAAACCAAACAGGCCGCAGGATTCAGTAACACTGTGAATCGCTCAACCCTAGATGCAGCAGTGGTAAAAATTCTCGGTAATAGTAAGATTCCTACTCCAATATATACAGTGTCAACTGCTAAATCACAGGCGGCTTCCACAAATATTACTCAAGCAAACAACGTGCTGGCAGGCCTACAAGGTCAAGCTACATCAGCAATTAGCTCTGCAGTAAACACTGCGTCTGCAGACATCGGTAGTGCAGTGAGTAGTTTCTTCGGGTAAATACAGCATGGCCACATTCATTGGATTTAACACTATCAATCAGTATAAAAAATTTACTGTGGTTGACTTTGATTTAATCAAAATTGACCTCTTAAATGCTTTTAATATTCGGCAAGGTCAGTTGGTAGGTCGTCCAGGGTATGGCACTACCCTTTGGAACAACTTGTTTGAAAATCAAACGCAGGAAACCTTGGCCAGCATCTACAACGAAATACAACGAGTTGTTGCTGGCGACCCCAGAGTGTATGTCAAATCATTGCAGTTGTTTCCGCAACAAAATGGCCTGTTGATACAACTACAACTTCAAACAGTTGCTGGACAAGATGCTCAACTATTGGCTATATTTTTTGATCAAGGTCAGGGCGTTGCCACTTACGTTTAACTGCCCAGTTTATTTTTCCCATAAATAATAAAAATAGGAAGCGACATGGCAACAACTACGAGACAGACAGCAATATTTGGCGTTGAAGATTGGAAAAGAATCTATCAAACCTACNGAGAAGCTGACTTTCAAAGTTATGATTTNGAAACACTACGCAAAAGTTTTGTAGATTATCTGCGCTTGTACTATCCAGAAACATTCAATGACTACATTGAAAGTTCAGAATTTATTGCACTACTAGATGT